ATCTAGCTGGCCCCTTTTCTCATATTCAATCTTCCCACCACCCGTTTCACTTCCTCGATTATGTACGCCAGATGGTGGGACACTGTCGATCTGTCCCACCCCAACTCCACCGCAATATCCATCTGCGCCCACTTCTCAACGATATATCGCCGGGCGATCAATTCATCATCCCGGTGTAGGGCGGCTTCCCGGATGGCCGTTTCCAGTTCTGAGCGCAAGAGGTCCGCTAACTCTGGTGGCAGCTTCACTCTTGCGCTCATATGGTCACGTCCTTCAACTTAGTCCAATTTTTGTCATCACAAACACAATCAGCCCGCCCACCACCGCCGAGATGACCGCCGCGATAACCGCCTCCCAGCGTTTACCCGGCTTGCTCAGGAGGGTGTCCATTTTGCCGTCCAAGCTGTCCAGCTTATCCGTGATGGTATCTAGTTTCGTCTCATTGACCGCTTGCTTCGCTTCCACTGTCCGCAGACGGTCATAGATCTCCGAGTGGGTTTTCTGTCTGTTTTCTTTCTCGGACTTCATATCCTCTTCCAGCCGGTCCACGCGGGCGGCTAGAACACAGTTCTTTTCGCAATCGGGCAACGGTAGCCCTCCCTTCAAATGGGTGGTGATGGTGATGCGCTGTCATCCTCGATAAAGCCCTTTGACTTGGCCGTTTCAAAGGTGATGCCGCCCTCTTTGTGGTCGCTGGTGCAGAGGCTAAAGTAAGCCTTGCAGCCAGCTATGATAATAGCCTCACCCACACCAACCCCGGCTGTCAGCCAGGCTGCTGCGGAGGTGTAGCCGTTTGTTATACACAGATACATCAGCGCCAGACATTCTTGCACGATGACGAACCCAGACAGAATGGTCAGCACTGCAATGATCTTGTGCCACTCCAGCTTTTTGCGGCGCTTGAGCCGCTTACCCACGGCGCTCATCGTACCGGGCGAAGAGTGCGCCCACCTGCTCCCGGGTGATTAGGTCCTGGGGATAGGTCACCGCGCCGTCAGGCTTGAAGATTCCAAGAGCCTCCACAGCGGCCTGGTCCTGCTGCTGGAACCAGTCGCTGGCCGGCTGCTCCCGCAGCTCTTGACGGTAGCGCTCCATGTTCTCCTTGAATTTCTCGTAGCTGTCCATTTCAAGTTCCTCCTTGACATCATTCCTGAAATCATCCATGCTTTTCCCGAACTTGGGGAACCAGTGTTCCACGTCCCCGTGGTTGCTGGCAATGCCTAACCTGGCTCCCTCCGCGTGGCAGATTACTACACCGTCCTCCATGGGGTCCAGCCCGTACATCTCACAAAGATAGGCCGTCAGCTCCACCGCCTCCCGGTAGACGGCGGCGAAATACTCCGGGTCTGTCAAGTCGTCCTCGCAGATTTCGAAGGAGACGTGGGTGCTGTTTGCGTCGTCCCCGCAGTGCCAGCCCCGCATATTCCAGGGAAGGGTCTGATAGGTGGCAACGCTTCCGTCCGCCAGCAGCCCGATAAAGGCGTGAACACAGGCCCCCACACCGGAGCGGTTCCAATCGTTGTTATTCTGATTCACGCCCAAAAGGCCGTCGTCCGGGCCGACATAGCGTTTCAGGTTCGGGTTTTCCGCCCCGGTGCTGTGGACCATGATCCCCTTGGGCGTGATGTACTTCCCCCGCTTGTAGCAGTCATTTTCTGTCAGATAGAGCTGGTGCAGGTTCATGCTATCCCTCCCCGTCTAGTACATTCTGTACCTTCTGGCTCTGGGTGCCGAAATAAAAGGCAATGATGACGGCGTAGATGGTCATAAAATCCTGAGAGATCTGATTGGTACACGCCATGTAGGCGAATACCGCTGTCAAGACCAAGGTGACAATGCTCTTTACACTAAACAACGTGGAGATGCGCTTCCAAATATCTTGCTTCATTCAATTACCTCCCACGCCTCCGGGTAATCCTCGGGGCTGAAATTGGTATCGCTCACACACTTGTATGTCTGGCCGTCCGTCCACACCATGTACTCCCCGGATTTGTACATGTCCTCCGCCATCGTCGGCTCCACCCAGCTAAGGGCGGTTTCCGGGGTTGTCCCGTGGAAGGGAATCCAGAACGTCCGCCACGCCTCCCCATCCGGCGTGATGTCCGGGTAGGTCTCCGTATCATGTGCTTGACGGCATTTCCAGGGCTGGCCCAGGGCAAGCCGGATGTTTCCTACCTCGTATGTCCCTTCCGTCCAGTCGGGGTACAGGGCGGCCACAGTGATCGTCTCGTCGGCGGTGAGGCTCATGGTCATCACTGACATGGAGGCCAGTTTGACGGATGCGTCCATCTGAGCCTGTGTGGCGTGCCACACGGGTTCCGGCTCCGGCTGGGGTTCCGGTTCCGGGGCGTTGGTCAGGGTCAGGATGGTGCCGTTGTATACCGTCCGCTCATACCCTGCCGCGTCATCCGCGCAAAGTAAAAATCCATCATCCCGGTACATAGAGATCAGCCCGCTCACATTAACGGGTTCCGGCGTGACGGAAAGATACTTGACGGTATCTCCGGTCAGAATGCGCCGGGAAACGGTGTGTTTCGTGCCGTTTATCATTAAGTACATATTGTCACGCTCCCAAGAATGTTATGATTGCCGCGCCTGGGTTGCCAGCACTGCCAGCATATGCGCCGTTTCCACCGAGTCCGCCGTTTCCATATGTCTGGCTGGGGTTATTCTTGTTGCCAACTCCACCAGGACCAGAGTAATTAAGTCCTCCTCCACTCCCGTCTGTCGCTAAACTGCCAGAGGCAGCTCCCCCCGCATAACTGGACTGAACATATCCTCCGCCGCCGCCGTTTACTTGGAGTTCTCCAAATAGGGTTTTCTCACCCGAACTACCATCTGATCCGGCCCAGCCAAACTGAGGCGAACCAGATCCGGCGGACCCTCCGACCCCAATTCCAACATTCACTTTTTGACCTTTTGTCAAGCGCACAGTAAAGATTTCTCCGCTTCCACCACCGCCGCCGCCGCCAAACGAACTAAAGCTCGAGGTTATAAATCCGCCCCCACCCCCGCCTCCGCCGCCGTGCAGCTCCACTTGATACTGCCCTGTGGCGGGCACTTCCCACTGGCCGCTCTGCGTGATGGTCCAGGTGGTCCCGGCTGGGACGGTCTCCTGGGGTCTCCCCCGCTTTAATGCTGTAATCATGGCTTGTCACCCCCTATACGGCTGTGTGGGCGGCACAAAGGATTCAGTCCATCTAGCCACATTGGATACCCGGATTTCGTCCATATAGCCCTTATAATAAAGGTTTGAGCCCTGGCTCCCGATATAGGCCATAAATCCCGCCATGGAATAAGCGTTTGTGTTCATGGTTATCCCAGTACCGTATTGGGTCCCGTTTACATAGAAATAAACCAACCCATTGTTTCGTACGACCGCCACATGGGACCATGTGTTTGCCGGGGTGGCAACAGGGGCCTCGGTGTCCCACAAGATATTTGCCCGTCCAATTCCTATGATGTTCGAGCCTTTTCGCCCAAAGAAGAAAGCTCCGCTGGCGCTGCCGCTGAAAATGAAATTGTCCGTGCTGATTTCCTCTGGGTAAATCCATGCCTCGACGGTGAAATCCCCGGTTCCGAAGTCAAAGATTTTTGCCTTCACATCGCTCATAGCCAGCCGTGTCGAACCGTTAAAATACATGCTTTTCCCGCCGAATTTGCTCTGTTCTGTGGACACCTGGGCGCTTTTATCCATCAGTTCTATCCCATACATGGAGCTGTCGCTGTAATCGTCGCAGTGCAAGAGCAGGAGCGTGTGTTCGTCCTTTTCCGCCGGAACGCCGCAAGTCGAAAAAATCATTGTGTCACCCCGCTGTGAAGGACCCTGTCCCGGCATTGTGGAAATACGTCTTTGTAACTTTGTCGTACAAGCACGCTTCTCCTTCCGGGTCCAGGCAGGGCCGGAAGTCCCGGACCAGCTCGTCGTTTTCGTAAATCTTGCAGGAATATAGTCTTACGCCTGTCGCTCGGTTCTGAGGCGATCCGTTTGTGTTGTAGGCAAACAAAAATATATGGTTCGTGCTGGTGAACTGAGCCGTCGTTGCGGTTACAGTCGGGCCGTCCGTGCAGGTAGTGACGTTCCGGTTCATATCAATGGTGAACCGGCCTGAATAGTCTGCCGAATATGCAGACTTCACTGCGCCGTAATCCGCCCGGTACGCTCCAAGGTCCTGAGCCGCAAGGAACCCAAACAGGTCTGCTGAATTTGCGCTGGTTCTGCCTCCGAATACCGCCTGGCTGTGTTTGCTTTTGGGAAAACCGGAAATATCACACACGACTCTCAACACACTGCTGGCCTGAATACCCGTATCAATGTGCTGTGTCCCGGTGCTCTCGATGTAGTCCACATAGTTCACAACGGCCACCGGATCAAACAGCCTGCTTGACACAATCACCCAATCACCCCCACGTCCACCGGGATATTGACCGTCGGGGCCTCCACACTGTAAAACGTCAATGTTCCATCCCCCTGCTCGGTTTTCTGGGCAGACGGCCCAGCCCAGGCATTGAGGATTTCCGCGTCCGCGTCCAGGTCCGTACCGGATAGCGCCGCGTCAATCAGGACAATCGGAGAGTCCGTCTTTACGATGGAGCAGGAAACCGACTGGGAATACCGCTCCCCGGACTGGGTCCAACCCGTGGTAGTCAGGGTCACAGTAGTGGTTTTGGGCTTCAGTGCATCAATGGTGGGGCAGTTGAGGATATCTATACCGTTTAGATTAAAACCATTTAAGGATAGAGCGGCATATTTAGATGCTTCATCACTCTGCGGGAGGAAAATAATCCGGCCATATTGGACTTCTAAGCGCGCGTATCCAGACCCGCCAGAAGAAGGATTGTTCTGCCCAATCATTACCCCGTCAAATCCTAAGGTGCCCTTCGCATTTTCAATAAATCCTTTGTCTTTTAGGGTAATATCCCCCGTCATCGTCCCACCCGATAGGGGCAGCCAAGGAGCGCTGACCGCAATAGCGGCCAACTGTGCGGCATATTGCTCTAATGTGGTTCCCTCCGGAGGGTCCACACCCATAGACTGTAAGGATGCCGCTATACTAGCTTTAGCGGCGGAAAGTCTATCAATTTCTCCCTGAATACTCATGCCACGCCCCCCCCATTAGATAGCGGCTAAAGCTTCCTCGATATCGCCCGTAAGGTTTACCGAGCCTCCAGTAGTGTATCCGGTTGGGACGGAAAAGGATGTAGCGGTCAATCCGTCTATTTCACCGGAGATTGCTCCGTTATTCGCCATAGATCCAGTGATCTTTATACCCTTCACATACGCCATCTTGCCATTGAGGATATCCCCAGCGGCTGCCGTTCCATCTGCAGTGTCCACATAATTCTCCGGGATCGCCTTAACCTCAACAGACGTGAGTATTTTTCCGTCTGTAGGCTCTACAGTTTGAGCGGATTTCCCTGGCGTAACGCTCTTAGTTTCTGGAACAATTTGCACCTTTCCTGTTCCGCTGTGATAGCCCTTTGGGATGGCATACGACAGCTTCTCGGCGGTTAGCGTCTCATTTGCTGTCCCGTTGTTTGGCATCGTACCCGTTGTGACCTTGCCATCTGATGTAACCAAAATTTTCCCTGTTAAAACGTCCGCAGCAGTAGCGGTCACAGAGGAAACATCTTGATAATTCTCTGGAATGGGGGAAACAGTCACATCAGAAAGCCCGTAATATCCGCTATCCGGAGTAATATTTTGCTGTAATTTTGTTGGGGTTACCTGCTTGCTCTGAAGATTATAATTTCCGCCTCCAGCAATCCCGGAAACTGTTCCTGACCCATTATGGTATCCTTTGGGGATTGTATATGTATCTCCTTCCTGAACCGTTGCAGATACGGCCCCGCGATTTTCAATCGCTCCAATTTTTGTTGCTAATACGTCTAACTGGTCTGTACCCGTTCCGATTCCCAATTCTACAGCCTTTGACCTAATTGTATTTCTAGCAGTTTGGATTCGGCCAATCTCGGTTGCTATGCTCATTTTTTATTCCGCCTTTCAGATGGTGCCTAAAATAATTTCAATATTTCCCACTGTTTCCTGCACCGCTGCTGCAGTGATGGGAAGCGTATTGTCTCCGCTAAAGTCGGATACAGCATTTACAGCAAGTGTATTGCCGCCTTCTACCTTTAACCCGTGCCCAATCTTGTATGGGAATCCACCAGATCCGCCTCCACTGGCTTCTGTTCCGGTGTCCTTGTATTCCCCCGCCTCAAGGTCCCACGTCCACCAGGTCCCGTTTTGGATGATGGGCTGATGAATGGCGGCCTTTTCTGCTCGTTCTGCCGCCTTTTCTGCTTTTTCCCTTTCGGCAGTTGTTTGCGCAAGTATTTGTTCCGCTACACTCGGCGTTGATGGGACTGCGTTTTCGCCCAGTTTAGCCCCCGGTAAGATCTGTCCAAGGCACGCCCAAACGGTCGGTAGCACAACGTCATTCCCGATCATCCCGTAAACGCCACAGTATAAATCTTCTCCTTCGTGACTGTTCTGGACGCATTCCCATGGAATTAAGCATTCTCCGTTTTTGTCCAATGCGGTAGATATCGATTCTTGCTCTGTCCGAAATACGGAAATACGGTCCATCCCGTCCCATGCAGAATCAAACACGAAGCGGACGACATAGGTATTTACCGACCCGCCAGTAATGGCCTCGCGGCCGCAGACTGTCAATTTATTTTTTTCTGCGTTCACTACAAACATTCCGCAAGCTCCTTTACATAGCGTCCACCTTATCCAGTAGCGCATCCATTTCCTCTACGCTGTATTTGCTAGTTGCGTAGCTGGATGGCGTTTCCATCAGCGCTGCGACCTGTTCTTCAAGGGCCGAAATTCGCTCTTCCAGTGTCATTTTTGTCACCTCACATGATAATCCTTCGTCCGTAGCGGTCTAATGCCATTTTTCCCGTCCGGTCTTTTAGCTGGCCTCCCTTTACAGTTTCGGGGATTCCGTAGTACAAGATGACACAACCAGGAGCGCCGTCTCCGCCAGAAGAGCCAGAGCCTCCTGCGCCCCCCGTGGTAGCGGGACAATTTCCTGATCCGTTGTAGCGCTCATTTGTGGTCACTTGAGTTCCACCGCCACCGCCGCCACCGCCGCCGCCATTACCTCCGGTCCCTCCTGTTCCGAATATATCTGCTGTCGATGGCTTTCCCGCATCCGCGCCCTTTCCGCCTGTAGACCTACTTGCGGCATTTCCGTTTGCGCTGGCGGCTGCGCCACCGCCACCACCAGCATATTTGACATACTGATATGAATAAAATGTATAGCTTCCTATTGTTACCTGTGGCCCAAATCCGTTTTCAAGAGTCCCTCTATTTCCTCCTGTGGCTTCATATCCAGGTTCTTCGATATCCTCACCTCGCTCTGCCGGGGTTATTCCTGCGCCAAGAGTGAGGTAGCTTCCGTCTCCTCCGGATGCCCCCGGAATCCCTGCACTACCTGTTTTTCCGTAGGTAATTCCGCTAATTACATCCGGAAATCCAGAATCCATTCGATTCCCTGACTTACTTGAAAAAACTTTTGATCCGTATGATAGCTTTGTTTCTCCGCCCTCAGCAGCCGCAGAGGATGAGGTTTCTCCCGCTCCGCCAGCTCCAATAGTGATGGTTATCTCTCTATTGTTCGTTTCTATTTCCACATCAACTATATGTATATATCCACCAGGCCCCGGAGCGCCAGCCGCTCCGCCATTTCCCCCTATTCCTTGTTCTCCGACACCTTTTCCACCATAAGGCGCTGCCGTAGACGATTTCCCGGCGGTTCCGTTGTTTCCCGCCTCGCCAACGCCGCCACCTGATCCGCCGCCAATTAAGACGGCTCTGACAGTTGTAACTCCATCGGGTACGCTCCATGCTCTATTTGTCGATATGATCTCCGATTGTTCGTACAACACAGTATTTTCAATCACTGTCGGCACAAAACCCACCAAACTCTTTTCCTGCGCCCTCAGCTTCCCGGAAAGTGTAATGTCCTCACTCTCTAGGCACGCGGCAGAAAAGCTGTGATCAAACGGGTGGTAGACGCTCAAGCGGTCCCCGGTCCGCTCTGCTCCATATGTCGTAGGGGCGCTAATAACCTCTGTACATTTGTAATAGCTCACCATCCGCTCTGCAACGGCGTTTGAATTAACTAAAGACACCAAAGTTGCGTCGGAAACCGTTTTAATATTTTCATCAGCCTCTGCGTTGACCGTCTTTGTAATTTGCCGGGTGTTATGCACATACGGCCGACCTTGAAGCGTACCAGATCCAGACGAGATCTTGGCGTAGTTTGCCCCGCTTTCCAAGATGGAAAATCCCGCGGCTTCTAATCCGTAGTGGGGTTCTGAGAACGTAATAACATCTCCGTAAGAAGCTGTGCCCTCGAAGAGAGATTCCAGCTCTCCCCCTTCTACATACTGGTGTTCTGTCACAGACACACCCGATACCTCAGATCCGTACTCAACCGTAGCGTCATTATATATCCGGTCGGCCGGAACGGCAGAAGAAACCCCGTCCCACAATCCTTCTATGCGGAGAGTCCCCAGCATATCTTCTTTAACTGTCGCCCCAGTCGCGAAAAGAACCTGTGATAAGTTTTCTCGCGGTGTGGCAATGGGAAGCCACCCATATAACTTGATATCTTTTATATTGCTCTTGACTGATACGGGGATCGTACCACAAATATCTTTCGCTATTTGTTCAGCGGTTTCTCCTGCATATATTCCTCCCATGTGCCTGCCATTTTGAAGCAATCCGATTTTCGACGTTGCGCTAATGGTGTATAGTTTAGGGGCAACTCGTTTGATGCTCTGAACGTAGAAGATCCCGTCTTGCACTCCATTAAAATAGCGTGTCAGTTTTGCGTTTCGACGGAAATTAACAATAGATGGGTCGTTACACTCCACAGTTATATTTAACGTATCAACTTCTAGTGAAGCGGATAAAAGGTCCCGACTGCGATATAGGTTTCCGCTTTCTACCAAATCCTGTGTGAACGTCCAATCTTCATATTCAAAATAGTTACCAGCAGACATATATTCACCCCGTTATGGTGTTCTCTGTGGCTTGATTGCTGAAAAAATCACTTGAAGTCCGGTCCATCTCCGTTCTCCGGCCACCTTCCCTTTATAGCGGTCCGTTCCGTCGGACACCATAGCATCAAACGTAATGGTGCCCTGCCCGTATGGAAGAGTAATAGAATGGCTGTTGATCGGGGCGCTAATTGCCTGATAAAAGCTGTCGTAGGCCGCTCTGTCTTTAGGTTCCGGTTCTACATAAAGCGAATAATCATAATAAGTGCCAGTTAAGTCCCTCTCATGCCGCCCAGAAAGCATGTCCCCGGCGTTGACACCCTCAACGAGCCGGAAAGACCTGTCAAGGGTATCAAACTTACACCTAACATTGTAGTGGATTCCGTCCATATCTATCCCGGTCATTGTGCCCTCCTTACTTGTTCACAATGCTTACTCCGCGTCGGGCTGTCTCGTCATCGATATACGGGACCATCAGCCGCCCGAATGTCACGCCGTCTACCTGCATAATAGCGTTCATGTTGACTGGTCGGTATCCGCCGCCACTCCCGTTTTCCTCCCGGTAGATTTGCCTAAGAGTAGATTCCGGGGCAATGATTTCCCTCTCCGTCTTGTTGTCCCCTACCAGGGCGAGGTATGGGTCATTCGGCGGAATCACGCCGCCGTTAGCATACGCTGGATAAGCATTGTATTCGTTTCCCGTTGCGGCTTTCGCTCTCTTTTGTGCTGAGTTTACCGCATTTGTAACCAAAGCGATTCCGGTAACGAGGCCAGCCGCTGCAACTAACGCACCACCAATCCCGGTCAAAGCTCCTAATGCTACCGCCAAAGTACTTACTGCAACTAGCAATAGCCCGATAACAGACGCAGCTCGCTCGATTGCGCTCATGTCGCTCCACGCGCTGATCACCTGTGCCGCAAGAGCAACAAATGTCCCGATGCCTGCCACTACGAATCCAGTTTGCAGGTTCAATTTGCTGAATAATTCAATCGCTTTTGGCAAGACACTTGATACTCCTGAGATAACCCCGGCAATTGGGCTAATTGCTGCAACGAGCGCCAGCATTACAACTATCGTTGCTTTCCCTCCGTCATTCAAAGAATTAAACCAATCCAAAAATTTTGTCGCCAGTTCTGTTACTTTGGTAACAATCGGCTGAAGGCTTTCTGCGAGCTCGGCCAAAGATTGTTGAAGCTCTACGCTCGCCTCTTTGTTCTCAACCAGCTCTTCATTGTTTTTTACCCATTCTTCATATGTGGCAGAAAGCCCGGAGTGAGCCAGAGTCGATAGGGCATAATCCTGTTTTTGCGCTTCTGTCGTGCAATTGGCAAGGCCGGCTGAAAAGTTTTCTGCTCCGATGCCAAGCCTGTCAAGCAGTTCGGCGAACTGCCCGGTAGCCTCTCCGGTTGCAAGCGTCTCTTGCAAGCTGTCTGCAAGACTTTCTATTTTCATCGTGTCCGGGAATGCTAAATATGCGGCAGAAAGATTTTCTACAGCTTTTTGAAGGTTGCTTTCTGTAAAACCGGCCTGCAACAAATTGGAAACAGCTTCCACGCTACTGTCTGTCTCGTCGCTTACAACTGCAAAACTTTTAAAAGCGTCTCGAGCTGAATCGATCCCCACTCCAGCCACACGAGCATTATTGTCTAACTTAGAAAGATCGCTTCTCAGTTCTTCGGTTGCCGGAACAGTCGCTAATGCCGCCGCGCCCAAGGCTCCGATGGTCTTTGTAACTGGGGAAAATGCATTGCTAATTATTCCGGCTGTTTCAGATACTTCCCCGGCTTTTTTTCTAAATTCATCTAGCCCGCTGACACAATCTTTAAAAGCCTTTTCTGCATCTTTTGCTGCTCTTTCGGACTCGATTAGCTCCCGTTGTAGCGCATCATATTGACTTTGGTCTATCCTCGGCCCGTCAATATCCGCCAAAGACTGTTGCAAGGTTCGTACTTCCGCATCAGCATCATCGACTACCTGAGAAAGTCGCTCTATTTCAGCTGTGGTTTCTTTAATTTGTTCGGTACTTTCTCCGCCGTCAGTCTGCTGCAACCTATCCAGCTTGTTTTGCATCTCCAGCAATGCGTTCCCAGCTTCCTCGGCCCGCTTCTGTGCGCTTTCCAAATTGTTGCTCAGTTTTTCATAGGTATTGTTGCGCTCCAAGGCTTCCCCGGCGCTTTCCACGGCTTCTTTTAGCGTCTTTACCTTTTCGGCTGTCGCTTCAACCGATTGAGCCAATAGCTTTTGCTTTTGTTCTAGTAAAACGGTATTTCCTGGGTCCATTTTCAGAAGCCGCTCTACGTCTTTTAGCGCGCTTTGGGTATCCTTGATATTTTTGTTGGTCCCGGACAGCGCCTTATCTAACTTTGTGGTGTCGCCGCCAATTTCGATTGTTATTCCTCTGATTCTATTTGCCATGATACACCTCTAAAAAGAATCGAAATCCTCTTGGGTTGGTAGATAATCGTAATTATATTGATCATTTCCGGATTCAATCATCATGTCTGTAACCATGCCAATAGTCAGAAGCTCAAGATCTCTAATTGGAATACCTAGTTGTGCAGTCCGAAGAAGAAACAGCGCCGTGGTTAGCTCCCGCTCTGTTGGTCTAGTTTTTTTTTGATATCTGCCAGAGACTCGTTATTCGCACGCCACAAATCCATTAATTCTGGGAATATATTGTAAATGGAGAAGGTATCGAATGTATCTAGCCACTCTTCTGGTGAGCTTTCTTTCATCTCCGGGTTTCCGTGCTTCGCCATAATAAACGCAACATTTTCAAATACTTCCAAAAGCCTCATCGGAATGTTTCCGTCTCCGTTCTCCGCCATCTTTACCGCAGAGTCGATTTCTTTCATGTCTTGCATAATGTCACGGCGAAACTTAATGCGGTAAAGGCGTGGAACAGCGGCAGTAGCCCGAAACACAACCGATCGTCCATCAATTATAATTTCCTTTGTCATACACCAACATCTCCCGGCTGCCAGACGGAGCTGTACCATGCGTTGTAAACGCTTTCGGTGGTCGTTGCAGTTGTTTTTGCCTTAATATTCCCGTTTTCAAGCGGAGAAGCTGTAATTGTCATACTTTCGGTTGTCGGTTCTTTTGTGTTGGTCGTTGTCGCTCCAGAAATGCCAGGGCGGGTTGCCGAGCAGTTATACAGGACATGCCGGGTCGCTTTTTGATCTCCACTAAACTCAAAAAGCAGTGCAAATGACTTGGGTTCTGCGCTAACATTCTCTACCATGACTTTTGACGTTTCATCTTCCGTTTCCATGAGTACGTCTTTTCTGAAACTGTCAGGAATCCTTGCGATCTCAAGTGTTCCGCTGTATCCATCATTCGCGGCAGTAACATAATAAGCCACATCATCGGCATAGAATGTGCTTGGATCTCCCTGTGCGTCTAACGACAAATTGACCGCCCCGGGGATTTTTTGGGGCGTACCAAAAGATACCTCTCCATCTTCTCCGGGTGTCAGAACTGCATAATGGACATTTTTCAATCCGAACTTTACTTTGTTTTCAGGCATTTATTTACACCTCAATTTCATAGATAGTTTCATACAGCCGCTCTTCCGGAATATATGAAAATTCTTTTTCAAACGGCATTTCATGGTCGTTTAAAGCCGCCTCTATTGCCCCTTCGGCCGCGGTATCTTTTCCCTCTGCATACAACTCGATTTGGATATGTTTTATGCTTTTATAAACCTGATTGTCCGCCATAAAGTTGTTGCTATATGGGTCAAGGAACACGCCATAAGGCAGTCCGGGCGGCTTCTCCCAGTGATGATAAGAAAACCTTATCCCGGTGGAATCTAGCATATTTTGGATATCTTCAAGGCTCATCAAAGCTTCCCTCCATGGCTGCCTCTGCCGTTTACAGTAAGTGTCACTCGCTGTTCCAGCGCCTTAACCGCCGCTTCTTCCGCTGGGCGGATATGCGGTTTTCCTTCCGTTCGGCTTCCGTCTCTATTTAAGTGCCCGTTTTCCAGAAGATGGGTTAGTTGGTAATGATCTTTGTTATAAACTACAACGAAGAGCGCGTTTTTAGCTTGCTTTGATTTTTTAAGCCTCCAGCCTTTTTTATAGGCTCCAGTTCGTTTGGGCGACTTGTTCTTTACTAGCGCAAGACACTCTTTGCCGGTTTTTTCGACATCTTCTTTTACTCCCTCTGTAATCTCATCCGCAAATTCTTTTAGCTCTCCGCCGACCGCTTCCAGTAGGTCGTCCACCTTAATGGCCATCGTTTTCCTCCAAAGTTAGGTCGGTTACTAAAAGCCCATTACCGTCTGTGGTGTACTGTACCTGTATAACATGGTGCTCTACTCCATCGATCAGGCAAATATCATTTACCTTGATTTTTTCCGGTGTCCTCCATATACGGATTAAGCGATCTGCGTGTTGCCCGTTTCTGGCGGCCTCATAGTTCCTGTTTATGCCGACAGTCCGCTCTTCAAAGCAAGTTTCAACCTTTGTGACCAAAATCCTAGTTTTTGGTATCTTTGTATCATCCCACTCTACAGAGCAAATCTTGCACAATCCGGAATCAAGCATCTTCTTCCACCTTCATTTTCTGCGAGGCTAGGATGTCATGGCGCATTTGCCGGAGATATGCGGGTTCTGCTTCTCCAGTAATTCGTTTGCGGTACATCCACGCTGCTGTCCCGACTACGGCCATTGTATAGTCGTAGTCGGGGACAGTCTCAATACCCTGTCTGGATAAATGTTGCTTTGCGGCCAAAAGGAGGGTGTTTAAATACTCGTCGTCTCCAAGTTCAATTCCATTTCTTTGGAGGTCAAGCTTTAATAGCTGTAAAGTATTTTTCATTTCCTCTTGTCATCCGTTCACACATCATCCTCTACCTTGTTTGCTACATCCTCCGCAAAGGACATACTGGTGGTCGGCGTAGTTGCATTAAGGCCAAACACCACAAAACCCTCCGGGATAACGGGGAGGCCGTCATATCGTGCGGTGGCCTTGAACACCGTTTGATCTTCAATGAACCGTACATGCTCGCTCTGTGCAATGGTAGTCCCAGCCCGCTCGGCCAGCAGGTACAAATCACCATAGCCGCCAATAATATTGTTATCCGGAATAAAGTCCAGAATCTCAATAGCACCACCGAGAATAGGCATGGTCTGGCTCATTCCGGTGACCACAGCGCCGGATGCGTTGATGGTCAGGGCCTCGGACATCATGGTCGTGTATGTAGTCTCGTTCATGGCCCAAAACTTTGCTCCGGAAGTGTACTTGTTCTTTGCCGCTCCGGAACCTTTCAGAACATTTTGGAACAGTTTCACGCCAGTGCTGTTAGCGGCGGTGATCGTCTGAATATTGGTGGTATGTAGGTCCGCCCAGGGACGGCTGGTGGCAGGATAACCAGTGGGCTTCGTGGTCTGGGCAAGACGGGTCACAATGCCAAGCGGCATCTTAGTTCCAGTTCCATACAAAATAGCCTTGTCCAGCGCATAGCCAATAGCCTGACCGAGAGCGGAGATAATTTCACTGGCAAGTGCAATGTCGGAATCCTCCAGGGTAGCATTGCACACAGCGATATATCCACCAACTTTATATCCGTCTACTTCGACAGAGCTAAAGGACAAACTAAGCTCGTTAAGGGTGGCGCACATTTCAGTCCACACAGCTTCAGGAATAGAGCCCATAATGTTCTGGCGGGCCTTTCCTGGGACGTTGCGCACATTAACATGCTTCATGAGCTTGCTGTACTTTAGAGCGCTTTCCTTCACTAATTCCAGAACTACCGTTGGAATCAGAAGCTCTGCCCCGGTGATTGCCCGCTTCTGTTTACCCAGTTCGCGGGTGCGCTCCAAAAAATCCTTGACATCTTGGTTGCCAAAAAATGCATCCCGCTCCTGATTGTTCATGCCGAAAAACTTCATTCTGGTTTCCAATTTCTTAATCTCCTTTCGCTGCTCCTTCGGATCTGCCTTAGGTGCGTTTTCTTCGATTTCTCTGATTTCATTTTCGGCGGCCTCAATTTCAGCCTGTAGTGCACTTTGATCGTCCCGGTTTTTTTGCTTCTCAGCCTCAAAGTTATCCACAGCCTCTTCCACAACCGCTTTCTGCTCATCGGTCTCTGCCTCGGCAATGGCCTGCTCAAGCTCCGCTTCCCGAGTTTCAAAACTTTCCGCTGCCTTTCGCAGTTCGTTCAAAGCCTCTTTTTTCTCGCTGATTTTCTTTCTCAGCATTAACACTTTAAGTGCCATGTCGTGCTCCTTTCAGTCTTTCATTCATTTTTGCTTTCCACGCTTCCGTTTTCCGTCGTTCCATCTCCTGATATTCCTTCTTTCTCGCTGAAACGGCGGTTTCTTCGTAAGCTGGGAAAGTGACTACCGAAACTTCAAACAGTTCGACCTCCCTAATAGTCCAATGCACAGACCCGTCCTCTCGGATTTCGGTATCCTCCTTGACAATGTTGAATCCGAAGCTACACTGATCCACATCCCCGCGCTTCACGCGGTTATATAGGTTCATAGCATCCGTGTCGTTCGGATTGATACGAATCTTCCCCCATAAACCGTGTGAATCTTCGCGCAATTCCAGTGTCCCTGCTTTACTTCGACCCAACACAAGCCTTGTTTCATGGTCTATCAAGGCGCGAACATCATTACCTAGAGTATTTGCAAACGCTCCTGGCGCTACGCTCTCAGTAGCCCCCGGCCAAAGATCATAAATACTTCCAAAAACAGAAAAATAACCTTCAATGTAAAGTTCATCATTTTCTTCTCTGGTTTCAAACTTTGATGGTACTGATCGCATTTGCCTTTCAGTTCTCTCCACTTTCTGCACCTCCCATTAATTTCTTTTGGTCGGCGATCATGCCCCTTGGGATATAATTTTCAAGGATGACTAATTCATCCAAACCTTCTTTGGGGTTTAAACCAATCCAATCTCTTACCTCATTCCCAGTCATGATGCCCCTTACGAATTGGTCGTCGCCAACCTGCGCCAGCTCGTTCAAATCGTAAGAATACAAAGCCCTAGAATTTAATTTGAAATACCAATCAGGAGATAGAAGAAGTTTCCGCGTCATTTCCTGCTGTATGCTTTGTGCGATTGGCATGATCGTGGCGTTGATAAAATTGTTCCATTCGTCTTTATCAAATTCTCCGGCCCCTACGACATAAGGCGGAACGCCAAGAATTGAGGCTACGGTTTTTTTGTTCAGTGTTACACTATCCGACAAGGCCAGATCCGTCAAAGATAGCGGTTTTACTTGTTCCACTTCCAAAAAACCAGAAGGAATAATCCACGGTTCCCCGTTTCCATCTGTGGATATGTACTCTTCCAGCAATCTTTTTCTGCCTTTTGGGCTTGAAAACTCGTCCGCTAACGCATCCACTTTAACAACAAGAGATGGTTTCCATTTGCTTTCCATAAATCCGCGCTCAGTCGCTGCCGCTTGTTTCAAGTTGTGAGCCACGTCTTTTAGCACCGCCCGATAGCCCTGTCCTCTCCACGGATTTTCCGGGTCTGGGTTGGATACAAAATGGAGAACATTGTCTGGGTCGTACTCAACGCCGCTAATTTGGACGAGATAGCCAAAATCTTTTGTTTGTGTGATAGACACGGCACTCGGCTTTATCGGAATTAAATCTTCCAAATATCCGTCTCTCGTCCTTGGATACACAAAAGCATTTCCATCTCCATCCAAGAGCATTGTTCTGACGATGGTATACATTAGGCTTTTCCGTGTCATAAAGCGGTTGGGATTTATGTCTATCTTCCTCGACAACTCGTTTTTGATGCGAACGTCCCCGTTTGATGTATTTGCCATCAGGTGGATTGTCATGCTGGAAACTAAATCAGCGATTTTCCCAACCGCCATCATGATTTCCGGGCTGTTCGATAGTTTTGTATACCCTTGAACGCAAAGTGTCTCGTAGGCTTCTGGGCTGCACAGCCAGGTGGTGCTCTTGTCCATAGCGCGGAGCTTGATATTTTTTTGTTTGGTTTTCATTCCTCACCCCACCACGATTTTGCGGTACCGCTCTTCTCTAAAGCCTCCAGGTTTCGGATGCAAGCAAATACAGATGCGTCAAATATATCAATTCTTTGCTCCGGGTAAACTTTTTCGTACTGGACCATATCGTCTGTCTTTTCAATGGCACTCACGTTTTGAACGCAGTATTCAAACGCCTCTGAGTGCATGTAGTAGAGCTCCCCATTTTTTGCCTTCTGCTCGATTCTTCGAAACCCTTCAGACTTTTTGTAGTAATATTGCGGCTGGTCCACGACGTTAAAGCCAGCCCCTTTCATGCCGATAAAATATTCTCGGCAGAATTTACGGTCATGGCCCACCTGCTTGATTTTAAAGCCCAGCTTTCGGAGTCTAACGAACCAGTTCACCACATCCGCATGGTTTACTGTTGGACTGTTGCAGAGATCAAGCCACCCATCATCCTTCCAGCCAAATAAAGGTATTCCATCTTCATCCGCTTTTTGATGCGCGGCCACCACCGGGAACCACGCATGAGAAATAATGATGTCAACGTCCGCCGTTTCTCCATTCGGCTTTTTATACCCTTTCAACGTTCCATATAAGGCGGCCGCTGTTAGGTCATGCATCTTAGATAAATCCGCTCCGCCATACCAGCTGATAGGCAACTTAGCCAATTCTTCCATAGACCAGTTATATTGGCTATCGCTAGCTTGAAACTCATCCAAATTAAAGTACGCTCTGACCGCCGACGTATACACGTTCAAACTCTTCGCAAAAAAGTCTTTCCTTTGTTGGGGATCGTTTTGCGCCTGAATCGCGTCGTTCATAATGTCCGCCGGTCGAATAGAAACCCCATAAGCCGGGTTCGCCATTTCGTGGATAGTCGGATTTGTGTAATCTACATTTCCGTTTTCGTCCTCATCTGCCTTACAGATAAATACAAAATATTGTTCATCTATAGCGGTGCCATCAAGAATTTTCTTGCAATATTGCAGCCGCCGGTAACAAAAAGAATTCATATTGTCTCCGGCGGTCGTGATTCCGATCATCAGTTTATTGGTATAGGCTTTCATGGCCTCTTTGATGATGTTGTATTGCTTCGGAGTCTTGTAGGCGTGCATCTCATCTGCGATAGCTATATTGCAGTTAAGCGAATCCTGCCGATCCGGATTTGCAGCCAGTGCCTGTATAAAAATGGAGCCGTCGCCTAAATCCCCCTGGATGCTGTGCTCCTGATTGTTATCGATTACTCGGAAATTTTCTTTCTCACCCATCTGCTCTAAATTGAAGTTGATAAAATTGAAAGATTCCAAAGATTGTTTCAATGCAGCCGCAACAATGTATACTTTGCTTCCGCTTTTCCTCTGGAGTATTCCGAGCGCCCAGGCCAGAGCCGCCGCAAAAGATGTTTTGATGTTCTTACGCGGGATATAGATAAGCGCCTCTTTAAATCTCCTGTTCTTTGTCCCTTTGTGAAAGAATCCGAGCATGTTGTATATCTGGAATTTATGAAAAGGTTCCAGAAGAAACGGTGTTCCTCTAAGAGGCGTGCCGTCTAACCGCTCTCCCTGCGCATGGACAAAAGTTTTTTCAATAATTCTGATTACAAATTCGGCATCAGACGGGCAAAAATCGTAATTGTCATTTTTTAAATCATTTAAAAACCTCTGGCAGACTTGCTTTAACTCTCGGCAGGCAATTTTATTCCCCGAAACAACACTTATCGCATATCCCATAACAATATCTTCGTTTGGGTAGCGTTTACCCTTCACCTTTTATTGCCTCCGCAAGTATGGATTTCTTTTGCTTTTTTTGCTTACCATTGTCTGCCTGTGATTTTGGGTTTAACATCAGTCTGTCAGAATATTGCAGGATGTCTTTTCTCAGAGCCTCCATTGTGAGCGAAAGCGGAGACTTCTTTTCTCCACCATCCGCTGTTTTTGTTGAATACTTAAATGATTTTCCGTTTTCATATTCTCTCGAAAGGCGCTCGTATTGCTCCCTCAAGCCGGAATAAATGTCTATAATCGGGTCATATTCCGGCCTGTAATTCCCCATTGTTTTCATACTACTAATCGTATTTGTTTTAATGGTGTCTTTTGTAATTGCAGGCCGCCCCAACGTTCTCCATCCTTTCCAAAAAAGTTTTTTAGGGATCGCTCTATTGGAAAAGGT